CTATCGTTACCTTTTTGTTAGCCGTAACCAAACTACGGATGCTACTCCCGCTGGGTCGAATATGGTTCTTGCCCATGTTATGCAACCTGCTGGAACTGCTGTGGTAATAAATACGGTTAGCCAGATTATAAAACTTAACGCTAATGATGTTCTTCGCCTTGTTGTAAACCAAAACTCTGGTGGCTCACTTACAATTTCAGATAACTCGGGACCTTATGGATATAACACTGGGCTATCAGTCGAGTGGGTTGGGGTGGCACACTAATGGGTGACGCATGGGGCGGGTACAAGAATGGGCAGATTCCAACCTCTGCCATGATCTTGTGTAAAACTTCCTACTTTAAACCAGAGGTAGCATACGCACTTGCATCTGCTATTGCTGACTGTGAAAAAGCTGGATTCCCAATTACAGTCAATGAAGGCTACCGACCACTTGGTATCCCAGCTGACCAGTACATTCGTGACGCAGCCAAGACCTCCACTAGGCAGGGAGGGCAGTGGTATGAATGGGGCCGCATGAAGCGTGGAGAAACTCCTGCCGCTGCAACTCCGGGGACCTCTTTGCATGGCTGGGGTAAAGCAGCAGACGTGAATCCCGGTAGGAACACTGCCGCGGTAAAGACCGCTTTCGAACGTCATGGTTTTGTATTCGACATCAGCAGCGAGTCTTGGCATGCCCACTTTGTCGGATTCCCCCCAGCTATTCCCGAGCCCACTACTTCGCAGAAACTTTTCTGGTCACGTATGCAGAAGTATCTTCAGCAGTGGTGGGGATATACTGGCACGATCGACGGGGTTGCGGGTAAAGGCACATGGACGGCTGCTCAGAAATGGCTTGCTGCTCACTGGCTATATCAGGGAGTCATTGATGGGGCTCCGGGCCCTCAGACATACGCAGCTATGCAACGTGCTGGCTGCAAGCTTCGCTAAGGAGTAAACTCGTAATATGAATAAAGCACTTATCTCATCATATGGACGGTCGCTTCTGGCTACCGTTGTTACGGCTATCTTCGTGGTAGCTCAGTCAGGTGGAAAACTTCCTTTCGAGTTTTCCTCTCAGGATTGGTACGCTGTTGCCAATGCAGTATGGGTAGCAGTAATCCCTGTCGCAATTCGCTACCTTAACCCTAACGACCCTGCTTTTGGAATCACTAAGGAATAGTAATGGACTCAGTTGACACCGTAGGTGGCTACGCATGCCCCATCGATCCGATGGACGCGATGCAGTGCGATAGTTGCCAGTAAAGAAAATCCCCCGGTAATAGGCCGGGGGATTTCTTTTTGGTAAGCTAGCTTCATGGACATTAGAACAGATGTAAAACAGTACGGAGCTGGCGAAAAAACCGACAGGGTATCTGTAGATCTGCCCCCTACCTCTGATGAGGTTACAAGATTTCATATCAATGCCGACACGGATGTTCGTGATGAAGCTGTTCACCATACACTAGGCCCGAACCCCGGGCAGGCATCTCCCGGTGATCACATACATGATGGTGGAACATCGCCATACTTGCTGGATGGTTTTTCTATTCAGACTTCAGCTGCGATTGCTACGTGGCGTTTACAGGTGGAGGCAGCTCTTCAGCGTCTCGGGGCTACGATCGCACCATAATGGCTAAGAAACTTGAACCGTCCCTTAAAGATCTTTTTGATCTAGCTTTAGACGAGCTCGATTCGTCTGTACGTAAACCAAACATTCTTGCTTATGGGCAAAAAGACTATCCCGAGCAGAAACGTTTTCATCAAACGGCTAAGCGCGGGCGATTCCTGTCGGGAGGAAACCGTGGAGGAAAGTCAGACGCTGAAGTTGTTGAAGCGATATGGTGGGCAACTAATTCTCATCCGTATATACCTCGTCCCGCAACATGGGGTAAAGGGGCGATTCAACTACGATTTGTCGTCGTTGATATCGCTAAAGGTGTGGAACAGATTGTGCTACCTAAGATTAAAAGATGGACAACGACTTCCATGCTTATTGATGGATCTTTCGATAAGAGTTGGGACTCCAAAAACCTCATCTTCACTTTCTCCAACGGATCCACCATCGACTTTGTAACGTGGGGTATGGATTTGATGAAGCTCGGTGGTGTGCCACGTCACCTTATTTTCTTTGATGAGGAGCCCCCTCAGCATATTTTCAATGAGTCCATGATGCGTCTGATTGACTACAACGGCTGGTGGGTTATTGCAGCTACTCCGACAAAGGGTATGGGCTGGACTTATGACCTACTATGGGAGCCCGCACTAGCTAACCCCGATGGCGAAGTTGCCACGTTCCAGCTGTCGGCTGAGCAGAACCCATACATTGAAGCTGAAGAAGACGATATGAACTTCTACATGATGGGCATGAATAAGGAAGAGCGTGATATCCGTGAGAGCGGTAGCTTCGTGGCTCGATCCGGTCTGGTCTTCCCTAACTTCAATATGGAGTCTGAGAAGTATATTGTCGATCAATACCTACCCCCTAAAGACTGGGAATGGTACATGTCCATTGATCATGGCTGGAACAACCCGACAGCTATTCTTTGGCATGCGGTAGCTCCTAACGGAGAGATCGTGACGTTTGCTGAACACTACGCACCTAACATGACAGTGAGTGAGCACTCTGCTGTTATCCACGAACGGGAAAGTGCGTGGGGGAAACAACCTGATATCCGTACTGGGGACCCAGCGCTGAAGCAGACTTCAGGTATCACTGGAACATCGGTGCTTCAGGCGTATGCAGAGAATGGTGTCTATATCGCCGTAGAAGGCGTTCCACGGGCCGTATCCATCGGTATTGAGAAGATGCAAGAGTATATGCGTATTCGCCCCAACGGGACCCCTACATGGCGTATTACAAATAACTGCCACAACCTGATCCGCGAGCTAAAGAAACTACGATGGGCTGCCTACTCCTCAGATAAGCAGGCATACTCTACAAATAAGCAAGAAGAGATTCACAAGAAAGATGACCACGCTGCTGACTCAGCTCGTTACTTTATGACGCTTATGCCGGATCTTCGCCCAAACAACGGGCGTGAACTTACCAGAAATGATAAAACACCCACTACAATTCCATATATGGACTTGTTAGCCAAGATGGCTAATGATCCGAATGTCCATTTTGTAGACGACGACAGCTCTACAATTCCGTGGGAAACTACAGAATCGTATGGCGACTATTACGGAGGCTGACATGGCTTTTGAAGGCGAAGATGCAAGACGTTGGTCAATGACCGATGCCCCCACACTGCTCCCAGCAGTTGACTGGATCACCCGATCCCCTAACGGACCATTCCTCGATACTGGTATCAACCTTACTGTCGAGAGTAAAGGTCGTGTCTATCTATCAGTAGATACCCTGTGCGAGATGGCTGAAATCGCTGGTCTTCTCGAAAGCAAAGACAATGCTACTCAAGCATTGCATGATAAAGAACAATACGAAAAAGGCTACGCAGATGGCCTGAAGAAAGAAGGACAACTTGTCGAATCTCTTATGGCTATTACCCACATCCTTGCTGGTCGTTCTACTGGCATTGATGACCTTTCTGGTGACAAAGTTGCTGAGAAGCTTGCAAAAGCAGCAGGAGTCAAACTTGGAAAGCCAGCTGGCAATTCTGACGACGTACAGGCAACTTCTAAGTGAGTCAGGTTTTCGTGAAGAGCGATATGTGCAGCTTGTAGCATCTCAGGATGTTATGGCGTATCAAGCAATTACAGCAGTAACGCCTACTTCCGGGTATGATGGGTTCAATACGTTTGACCCATCAGACGAGGGCGAGATTTCCCGAATTGCAGAACGCAATCCCGGTTTAGCAGAGGATCCAGTAAATGAGTATGAGCAATCCTTCATCACCGAGCTTGGACTCGACGCAGAGTTCTTCGAATCCGACTAAGCTTCCGGTAAATGATGGCTTTGACCTCAAAGCTTTCTTAGCTTCAAAGGACGCATCCAAGCTTGCAGCTTGGGTACGTTCTGAGCACTCTAAAGCTAAACAGGCTCGTACTCAGCGTCAACTCCAGTGGTATACCAACATGGCCTTCTTCTACGGGCAGCAGTGGGTAGAGCAATCGGGTGGGCAGTACCCGGCAGATCTTCAAGGCAAACTTATTATGCCTAAGAAGCCGTATTACTCGCAGCGTAAAACAATTAACCGTACTCGCGCGTTTGTTCGCTCTGAGCTTGCCCAGTTCTTATCGGCAATCCCTAATGCTACAGCCGTCCCGGCGACAGCTGAGGACGAAGACGTTCGCGCCGCGTACGCAGCCGAGCAGGCATGGAGTTCTATCTCTGAGGCCCAGAAACTTCGCTACCACTACTCACGTGCAATGTGGTGGACTGTCGTAACCGGTACTGGTTTTATTAAGACATGGTGGGATCAGGACGCTACCGATAAGGTATCTGGTCAGCAAGGAAACATTCGTTTTGGAGCTGTAACACCTTTCCACCTTTTTGTTCCTGACCTACGTGAGCAGGACATTGATGACCAGCCTTTCATCATTAACGCCTATACAAAGCCCGTATCATGGTGCAAGCAGTATTTTGGTGATGCACTTAATGGGCACGATCTACAGCCAAACTCTTCTAGCGCAAACCAGATCATTGAGGAAGGCTACCTTAACCTAGGAAATATTAACTCCAGTGCTCCTGATTCAGTTATTGTCTATGAGACATGGCTGAAGCCCGGAGCCCATAAGTTGATGCCGCAGGGTGGCGTAATTATTTCGATCAATGATTTCATTGTGTCGATTACCCGAGATGGGATGCCTTACCACCACGGACAGTACCCATTCACCAAGTTTGAGCACATTCCCACTAGCACCTTCTATGGCGACTCGCCGCTGGTTGACTTGAACCCACTCCAGCGTGAATACAACACTCTTCGCTCGCAAATTAGCGAGGCCGGAAACCGTATGGCTAAGCCTCAGCTTCTCGCTCAAAAGGGCTCCATTGTTCCCAGCAAGATCACTAACGAACCCGGTCTTGTTATCGAGTACAAGGCAGGATTCGCAGCTCCCCAGCCGATCCAGCTCAGTCCGCTCCCGTCGTACTACGTGGACCAGCAGGACCGTGTTCTTACCGACATGGAAGACATTGGCGGTCAGCACGATGTTTCACGTGGAAAAGCCCCGACAGGAGTCACCGCAGGTACTGCCATCTCGTTCCTTCAGGAAGCTGATAACTCGTACCGTACGCCACAGTTCCAGAACATTGAAGATGGTTATAGCCGTATCGCTCAGCAGACCATTGAGAACTTTGTTCAGTTTGTTGATATTCGCCGTAAGATCAAGACGATCGGTGCCGATGGGTCGTTCGATACTCTTCTCCTCACTGGAGCTGACGTAAAGAACGGTACGGATATCCGTATCCAGCCCGGCTCTTCTGTCGGTATCTCTAAAGCAGCTCAAGATGCTCGCGTCATGGATATGTTCGGTATGGGACTGATTGATCAGCCTCTTGCCCTTCGTCTTCTTGAGGTTGGTGGTGCTCAAAAGATTCTTGATATCTTGCAGGTAGCGGAGCGTAAGGCTCAGCGTGAGAACATCAAGATGAAGATGCTGAATCCGATGGAACTTCAGATGCAAGAGCAGCAGTTCCAGATGCAAGCTCAAATGCAGCAGATGGCTCCGCAGGACCCTATGGCTCAGCCATCCCAGCCTCAGCAGATGCCCCCTGTCGTAAAGGTAGACAATTTCGATATTCACGAAAAGCACATTGAAGTTCACAACACCTTCCGTATGTCGCAAGAATATGAAGCTCTACCAGAAGCTATCCGCAAGCAGTTTGATTTGCACGTTGCTCAGCATGAGGCTTTCCTTCAGCAACAGCAGCAACAACAGATGATGCAGCAAGCAGCTCAGCAAGCAATGATGGGCCAAGCACCGCAAAATGGCCCTTCAGGTGCTACGATGAGTGGTAGTAGCCCTGCCCAAGACCCCAATAACCCCGGAGCATAACAATGGCAAACTTTGACCAGAACGCGGATACTACTCCGCAGCGTCTAAACAAGCGAGCAAACACGAAGCCCACGATCAGTGACCTTCGCACTGCTATTTCAGGATCTGGCGTATCAGGTTCATACCCCGCAGCGTTTCTTGACGCAGCGACTAAGGATGATCTGATTTACGTCTGCAAGACCCACGGCATTTCCGTCGTAGGACTGTAACCGATAACCGATTACAGACAAACTATCTAGCTAGGGCCTACTTGTAGGTACGGCAAGGAGATATATCACAATGGGATTTGAAGAAGGTACAGAGTCCGCTGAAAGTTTCGACGGAAACATTGAAGCAACTGAGGCTACAGGGCCGGATACGACAGGCGGTTTTAACCCCGCATGGGAACCCATCAAAGAGAAGCTGGGCGATGCTGCCTTCCAACTCATTCAGCCAGAACTCAACAAGTGGGATCAGGGCGTAAATAAGCGTTTTGAAACTATCAGTTCTGAGTATGCACCATACAAGGACCTTGGTACTCCCGAGGAACTAACTAACTACCGAGCAATCGTTCAGCAAATGGATGAGAACCCGGAAGCTATGTATGAGGCCCTTGGTAACTTCCTTCAAGAAAATGGGCGCATGCCTACGAAGGCAGAAGCTCAGGACATCGCTGACGAAATTGAATCAGATGAGTCGTCATCTGATTCAGTTGACCCGCGCTATGCGGAGCTTGCTAAAGGTCAAGAAGCCATTATGGAATTTCTTGAGAAACAGCAAGAATACGAGTTGCAGATGGAAGCTGAATCAGAGCTTGATGCCGAGATTAAGGATCTTGTAAACAGCAAAGGATACTCCGAAGCTGACATGCAAGAAATTCTTCGTACAGCTGCTTTTCTAAGTTCACAGAATGATCAGTTTGTTCCGCTTGCTCAGGCAGCAGAACAGTTTGATTCTCTTCGTGAACGAATTCTCACAACCCCCCGTCCCGGTGACTCAGCTCCACGCCTTCTTCCCACTTCGGGTGGAACGCCACAGGGAGTGCAGCGTACAGTAGGTGAAATGTCTCGTAATGAGACACAAGATCTTATTGCTGCCTACCTGTCGCAGGGCAAGGCTTAGCCACCACTCCTAACTAAGGAAAACGCAATCATGGCAGCAACACTGTCCACCATTACGCCTCTCCTCAAAGAGGTATATCAGGGTCGTATCCGCGAACAGCTCAACAACGAGGTCACTACTCTTAAGCGCATCACGCGCTCTTCGAGCGGTGTTTCGAACGAGACTGGCGGTAAGTACGTAACCTTCCCTGTCCACACCCGTCGTAACTCCGGTATCGGAGCTCGTAACGAGATGGAAGCTCTCCCCGCTGCTGGTCAGCAGGGTCACGCCGCCGCTCGTATCGGCCTCAAGTACCAGTACGGTGGAATTCAGCTCACCGGTCAGGCTATTGCCCTGTCGGAGACTGACCCCAAGGCCTTTGCTAAGGCTCTTGACAACGAGATTGAGGGCTTGAAGAATGACTTCAAGAAGGACCTCAACCGTCAGATCTATGGTTCGGGCAACGGTGCTATTGGTACCGTCAAGACCAACGGTACCGGTGTAAACATCGTTGCTGTTACGGACGCTCGCCTGTTCCAGATCGGCGCAGTTGTCGATGTTGTAACCGTTTCAGGTCCTACTGTTGCCGTATCGGGTCGTACCGTTACCGCAGTTGACCTGACCTCAGGTGCCAACACTGTCACCCTGTCGGGCGCTACGTTCAACGTAACCGCTGGTCAGATCATCACCCGTACCGGTTCAAGCTTCCGTGAAATCACGGGTCTTGAGTCAATCATCGCTTCGAGCGGAACCCTCTACAACATCGACCCCTCGGCTGAGCCCGAGTGGACGGCAGAGGTTTCGTCCAACGGTGGTACCGCACGTGCACTTTCGGAAGGTCTGATGATTCAGATGGCTGACCGTATCCGCACTCGCGGTGGTTCGACCACGGTTATCTTCCAGTCGCTCGGTGTTCGTCGTAGCTACTTCAACCTGCTCTCGCAGCAGCGTAGCGTTGTCAACCAGCAGGAATTCAAGGGCGGTTTCACCGGCCTTGCGTTCACTACCGACAACGGCGAAATCCCTGTCGTAGCAGACGTTGATGCACCTCTTGGCAAGCAGTACTTTGTCAACGAGGACGCACTTACGTTCTACCGCGATCAGGAAGCTCACTGGCTCGACCGCGATGGCAGCATGTGGAAGCAGGTTCGTGACGCTTCTGGCGATTACGACGCTTACTACGCTCGCCTCGTTGAGTACCACGAGCTTGGTACTGATCGTCGTAACACCCACGGTCTGATCTCGGACATCATCGAGTCCTAGTCACCCAAAGTAGGGGCCCTATCCGATACAATCGGGTAGGGCCTTTATTTTTGGAGTTTTTGTGGAATATCAGTATCCGTTCTTCAAGACCGGTAGTGGCCTACCCTCCGGTCTTTCTCTTGACGACTACATGCTTGAAGTTTTCAAGAATGGGTGGAACGCAGCTGGTGGCGGACAGACACATATTTTTGTGTCTACTACACAGCCTGCTACTCCAGCTACCGGAGATGGTTGGTATAACCCAACTGATGGAACTCTTAAGGTTTATGATGGTACTCTTTGGAACGCTATCTCAGTAGGGCCTACTGGGCCTACCGGAGCTACGGGGCCTATGGGACCGACAGGTCCTACGGGGGCTACCGGAGCTACCGGGCCTCAAGGACTTCAGGGTATTCAAGGAGTTACCGGAGCTACTGGATCTACTGGAGCTACTGGAACTGCTGGTGCGCAAGGAGATAAAGGTGGAAGCAAATTTAACTATTCCACTACTACGTCAGCTCCGCCAACTACGGGACAGTTACTTTTTAACTCAACTACTCCAGCATCGATAACTACTATATGGATTCATAAAACAAACGCAATTCCAGCTTCTGTTGGGCCTTATTTACTAGGCATCAACACTAATACTATTATTTCGATTATTTCGAATAATAATGCTTCTTCTCATCAGGCATATTTTCAAATTACTTCAATTACAGATAACTCTACGTATGTAACTTATGGAGTTACTTATTTATCAGGAACAGTAGGTTTCGGAAATGGAAATCCTGTTGTAATTAATTTTTCATTAGCAGGTACTATAGGAACTACTGGGGCTACTGGGGCAACAGGTGCGCCAGGAGCTACCGGAGCTACGGGGGCTCAGGGTCCGCAGGGTATTCAAGGAGCTACCGGGCCTACTGGTCCTGCTGGTCCTACCGGCCCTACTGGAGCAACTGGGGCAACCGGGGCTACCGGCGCTGGAGTTCCCGCTGGCGGTACGACGGGGCAGATTTTATCTAAGACATCTGGTACTGATTATGACACTTCATGGATCGATAACTACTCGGTAGCTATTAAGCATCAGGTAAAAGCTGGTGAGGCTCTTACTAAAGGGCAGGCTATTTACGTATCTTCCGCAGATGGTACAAACATGATTGTGTCGAAAGCTTCTAATGGGGCTGAATCAACTTCCAGTAAAACAATGGGCCTTATCGACTCCACTTTGTCTACAAATGGATTTGGCTATGTTGTTACTCAAGGGCTCCTAGCTGGGCTAGATACTTCAGCAGCTACCACTGCCGGGGATCCTGTATGGCTTGGAACTTCGGGGAACCTTCTCTATGGCGTATCAAACAAGCCAGTTGCCCCCGCTCATCAGGTTTACATTGGTATTGTTACTCGTGTAAACGGTAGCAATGGTGAGATCTTTGTTCGACCACAAAACGGTTTTGAGCTTGACGAACTTCATGATGTTTTGATCGTGTCAAAGACTAACGGTGATCTTCTTCAGTATGAGTCCTCTTCAGGGCTTTGGAAAAATAAAGCGCAGTCAACTTTGGCTTTGGCTGGTTCACAGATCACTGGAAATATCTCGGGGAACGCAGCTAACGTAACTGGCACTGTAGCTGTCGCTAATGGCGGAACAGGCGCTACTGATGCAGCTACGGCTCGTACAAACCTTGGTGTGTCAGCTCCCGGAGATGCTGGTATTCCTTACCGCACAGCTGCTGGATCAGCATCCCCTACCCTGTCGTCAGCTACTCCTTGGTCAGCAGGTAGCATTGCAGTTACTTTCCCAACAAGTCGTTTTTCTCAGGCTCCAATGGTTACTTCTACAGCTACTAACAACGCAGCAGTACCTATGGTTACATGGGTATCCGGTGTTACTACGACAGGGTTTACTCTTCGTACGGCTTACTATGGAGCTACAGCGAACGCTATTCTTACTTACTGGACAGCTGTCCAAATGACCTCTTCATCTGGAGCTGGATAATGAATTACTTAGTAACTTGCCACATTAGCGGTTGTGAAAATGATGGAGTAGCTATTCCGATCACAACGGATGCTGACCAATTTATGTGTGGCCCTTGCAGTCAGATCATTACAGATGTCGTGGAGGCATAATGGAAAAGGAACTCACCTATTACAAGAACCTCTCAGGGCTTCCTGATGGCAAAAGTCTTTATGACTATCAGTATTCCTACTTTAACTCGCTTGTCAGTATGGGCCCTAAAGCTACTCTCGATGATATGAAGTCTGAGTACTACTTTCGCCAGACGGGGCTTCAAAATAATGAAGATGCTGAGTTTGCGTATTTTCATAATCTCGTGGGTACGGCAGAACATCAGAATACGATTTCAGATTTGAAGCGTATTGTCTTCAATATGTAGTACGCTAACTACATGACCGATTTAACCGATTTTTTGTCAAAGCCCCCTGTCCATAAAACTCCTTGTAAGTTTGCGGATTGGATAAATTCTCTCAACCAAGACGAACAGACCGCTGTTAAGAAAGCTGTTCTTAATCCAGAGTGGAGTCTGCCGCAACTGGCTGCGGGATTAAAAGAGTATGGCCTGCCTGTTCAGGTGGAGGCTTTACGCAAACACCGAAATGGGGCGTGTAATACCTGTGGGCCTATCTGAATTCTTGCAAACACCTCAGCCTACGCTGGCTACGCGAAGCCGGCAGGCTCACCCTAAAGGGTGGGAACCGGGAATCGTATTTCAGGCTAATGACGTAAGGTATATTACAACTGACGTTTTGCCTACGCTTGAGGGGGAGCCTGATTTTGCGGCAGCGATCACCGAGATGGGCATTGAGATTCCTGTCGGGTACCGTGTCCGCATTGCTGAGATGAAATATGATCCGGTGGCGTGGACTCGTGATAACGAGGATCAGAAGCTTGCAACGACGCAGGCTGTCTGGCGTTATCGTTTTGTTATCGAACCAGACTTATCCACACCCACTGTGGATGGAATTCAAGTTTTAAACAGCCTTAAAAGAAATTCGAGGGCACAGAAGCCTGTTTCCGGGGAGAACACACTGGTGTTCAATATAAACGATACCCAGACAGGTAAAGATGCTGGAGGGGGCACTGAAGCCCTTATAGAGCGATTAGATCATTTCTTTACTCTTGCAGAGGAGCGTATTGCCACTGATCGAAAGTTTGTAGGCGATGGCGTACTTTTGCTCGGCGGGGACCTCGTAGAAGGTTGCTCGATCTACCCAAACCAGATGTGGCAGGTAGATATGGACATGCGAGCCCAGATCAGAACCACGACAGGAATCCTTCTTAACTTCCTTGATCGCGTAGCAACCCAGTTTCCAAAATTCCGAGTTATGGCAGTACCCGGAAACCACGGAGAAAACCGATACAACGGTAAACGAAACAATCGACACGACAACTTTGACCAGCTCGTAGCTGAAGCCGCTGCAATGGCAGCTGAGCGCGATGAGAAACTTAGCCATGTCGCGTTCAACATCGCGTATGATCAGCCAGCTTTAACTATGGATATTCAAGGCCACATATACGCACTCACACATGGCAGTATCTATGGAAAGGGAACAGGCGGAAGTCCTGATGTTAAAGCGTACAACTGGTATAAAAATATGGCAGCGGGTCATTATCCTGTGGGCGATGCTACGGTTCTTGTGGGAAACCACTTCCACCATGAGGTCATTCGTAACTTCGGGCAACTCCTCTTTATCCAAAACCCCGCAATGGATGGAGGAAGCCCTGAGTTTGCTGATTTCTCAGGAACCGACGCAGCCCCCGGCATGAGTACATGGATTGTGTCGAAAGACAATCGCTTCACCGGCTATGAGGTCCTAAGATAGATCTATGGATGGATTCGATCTGGATGATACCTTAGCCCGTACTAACTATAAGCAGGCAGGCTTTAAAGGCTTGTCCGCCGTATACTCTGATGCCCCGGTAATTTACACTCCAGATGTTCCATTCGTAATCATCACCGCTCGCTCGATCCACAATGCTGGAGATAAAGCGGCAACCCAGAAGTGGGTAAACGAACACCAACCTAACTGTCGGAAGATCTACTATGTTAGCGGATCAGACGTATCAAAACAAAAGGCTGGGATTATTGGTCGATTACATTTGACCAGTTACACAGATAATAATGCTCAACATTTGAGCGAAATGAAAGCCCTGCTCCCTCGCGTGAAATTCTATATAATGCGTGATGGGAAGCGACAAGACTTCTAGGCTACGATACACTCGTAGGTATGCTAGGTACATCTCTTCATCAAAACTCTATGGTCTGGAACTCCGACCTGAACGAGTTTGTCGATAGCAAGCATGAACATCTTGCTGAGGTTCTCCGCGACTATAAGCCATCCCTGTCGCTTGTTTACATCCCAAAACAGGAACGCGATGAAACCGATACGAAGCCGTGGGCTATTCTGGACTCCCCAGATAACATGCCTGCGCACATTATCCGTTATCTATCTGATTCTGAGATGGAAAATCCGGCAGCTATTCTTGCATGGATTTTCGAAGGCGATCTCACTAAGCATCGTCCCGATGATGTTTTTGCTCGTATGGAAGCCAAGCGAGTTGCTGAAGAATTGCTCAACTATAAGAAGCAAGAAGAAGAACTAGCTGAAACGATGGATCTTATTGAGTTTGCGGCCCGCACCAATAAGAACACGTGGAAGCATAATGGAAGGACTTACCGCGCATGAGTTATGCACCCCCCACTCGCCTCGTAAGCGAAGTCATTACAGCAGCCCAGCGACAGTTTGGTGACGAGGCTGGCGTACAGCTGGACTCAGCTGATGTTATTCGATGGATCAATGATGCTCAGGACATTATTGTCGCTAAGAATAAGGTGCTAAAAGCTAAAAGCTCTAGTACCACTGTTGCTAGCCAGAGCACGTACACGTTCCCTACGCAGAACATTCACCAGATTGAAGCAATTCACTACAACGGCTACCGTGTACCTAACATGAGTTTTCCACAGGCTGAGGAACTTATTTTCCGATCAGACCCCATCAATGTAGTTTTGGGGGACCCGCAAATTTGGTATGAATGGGCTGGAACTTTTACTCTTTGGCCTACCCCTAATGCAGCTAAAACTCTTGATCTGTACTACACCCAGCGCCCTGCCCAAGTAACTAGCACGACAGACGTATTAGCTGTACCCGACAAGTATTATCAGGATGTTGTCCGTTACGTTATGCAGCAGGCATACGAAATGGATGAGGATATGGCAAACTCGCAGGTTAAAGCGCAGCAGTTTGAGGACAGCCTAAACAATATGTCTGAGGAAGATCGTACAGCTCAGACTATGACGTACTCCACTATCACCAGCTACGACTACTAGGAGCCCCATGCCCGGCGAAGCAATCCAAGTCGGCCCCTTTACTGGGGGTTTGAATAGTTATGGCGATCCTTCATCTATCGCGGATAATGAGCTCATAATTTGTGAGAACTTCGAGCTAGATCTTGATGGCTCGGTAAAGTCTCGACCCCCTTTTGTCGAGGGAGCTAGCCTTCCGCTGAACTCAACATCAGGTATGCCAGATATTCTTGGATACTTTTATGCTGCTGGTAACGTGCCATTCTTGATCGCTAGTGACGGGTACGGCTCCACATATTACTACGACGGATCATGGCACCTAATCACTAATACTTTTGCTGCAACTGCGATGGTGGAGTATGACAATAAGGCTTGGCTTATAGCCCCTATGTCATCATCTAACCCCGGAGGTTATTGGACATGGAGCGGTACTGCGGGTACCTTCACTGCTGTTGCTGATATGCCTAAAGGTAATACAGCTGTCGTATATAAAGAGCGTATTTATATTGCGGGAGATCGTGAGAACACGACACATGCAAGTACGTTCTACTATTCCAACCCTTTTGGGGCTCCTACATTTTGGCCTACTGCCCAAAATGCCATTATTGTCAGTAATGGAGATGGACAAGCAATTAAAAAACTTGTTGTCTATTACAACTCAATTCTTGTTTTTCGAAGCACTTCGATCTTCTCCTACAGCTTCTCCGCTGACTCCGCTAACTTCGTGCTATCGCTTATTGTCTCTGATATTGGCCTAGCGGATAAAAAATCCCTTGTTGTATATAAGAACTATCTTTACTTCAACTACGATGACAACGCATTTGAATTTGTAAATAACCGCGCTGAGCAAATCAATATAAAGGTACCTTTTATTTCAGGTAGCCGATCTAACATTGAGGAGCCCCAAGCTCGCGCAGTATCCCTATTCAACCGCCGTATCATTTTCAGCTACTTTGATATTCTGTATGTATTCAACTTGCGTACACGCACATGGACTACATGGAAGTCCCCTACTTTCCATGCCATTGGTCAGATTATTACTCATGTAACGTCAGATCAATACGATCAGGGGGCTGCTTTTAGCTCATACATAGTGCCGTCTGGATCGGGCCGAGTAGCTAAAATGCTGAATATTTCAGACACATTTGAGGTAGGCAAGTCAGAGACGTTTAACTGTGTTATCCAAACCAAGAACTTTAACTACCAGTCAGCTGCCACCTATAAGCGTCTTTTCTGGTGGGGTATTGACGCTTCATTCAATGGCGAAGTTGTCGGTACGGCTACGCCCATTATCTACAGCCAGTCAATTACGTGGGGCCAGCTAGCAACATACACGTGGAGCTCGTTGATCGCTAACTCGTGGGATCAACCGATTTCCCCTAGCGTGTCGGTGACTACAGATCGTATGACTTTTGGTGCTTCTATTGCCCGTAAATTTGTTAAGTTTCTAAAAGGCTTACGATTCCGACAGCTGAACTATCAGGTGACATTTACTTCAGACGGTACTCCAGCTACCTCTCCGGTGCGTCTTTTCTCGCTTATGACATATGTACGTTCTCATCAACATGTGTCGAAATCTGTAAGCTAAGGGGTATTATATTCTTATGGCACTTAAACCAATTCCAGCTCCCGGGTTTCCTAAGCCTTCAAACCAGATGGTTACTGGAGGGTCAACTTCGTTTGATGAGCGTACAGGCACTTATAAGCCCGATATCAAGCCGGTAACACCCCCTACTCCCGGAGCTGCTTTTAATAAGTATGCTGCTGGGGCCAAGCACTATGGCACTGGGCGCAATGCTCCTAATGTCGGGATTACCCCAAATAAGACAGGCTATGCCCAGCGTGATGCTGCGGCTGCTGCTCGTAAAAATGCGCTTTTGCGCCGATCCTCTGGAGGAATGTAATAATGGCTGCCTATGGCATGTACCGCGCATCAGCGCTAAATAAGCGAGCTGGGCTTCCTCCAGTAAGCCCTAAAACTAACCCCTCAGCTGCTTTACATACACGCGCTTTACAGCAACATGCTGGTCAATATAGTGCCAAAACCGAAGCTAGTAACTGGAACGCAGGTATTAAGCTTCGTAAAGCTAGCGATGCTCTCCCTAAAAATAGCCCTGCACGTGCAGCTGCAACAAGCAAACTTACGCAGTGGGGAAGCGATCGACAAGCTATGGGACTCAATAGTTCCAAGTACCCAGATAGGAGCTACCGTTAACCATGGGATTCAAAATTGTTTTTGAGCAGGAAGATGACGACTCGTGCGAGGAATACCCTTGCCCGAAGTGTGGCGAAGACTGCGAACCAGATGATAACTACTGCTGTGATTGCGGCACTAAGCTATCAGGCCCCCCTGTTGCTACACGTGCAGCTGCGCTCAAGCCTATGAAAAGCTTGATTAAGGGGCAGGCTCCCGCACAGGGAGAGATGGACTAATGTCCTCCAAGCAGTCCAAGGCATCAAAAGATGCCATGTTTAGAAAGCGTAGTAAGAAAACTGAAGCTAAAGTAGCTAAGGATCTTACAGGTATCCACCCATACCGTCGTTTGCGTAAGCACACTGCTAGGATTAATGCATTATCAAGACTTACTGGAGGTAAGTAATGCCTTTCAAGTCCAATGCTCAACGTAGCTGGATGTTTGCTAAAGACCCCGCTATGGCTAAACGCTGGGCTAAAGAGACTCCTAAAGGTAAAAACTTACCTGATAAAGTAGGGGCACGTAAAAAAGCCCTTAGTAAAAAACTTAAAGGTAAGTGATGGCTATGACTGACGCGCAGGCCGCACAAGAAGCTCTTAATTCTGTCGCTTACAAACAATACCTCGCTAGCTCTAAGGCAGCTGCGGATCTTCAGAAACAAACTCAGAAAACAGCTGCTGGTCGTTACGATCAGTCGTTTATGGAAAACGTCAAGAACCTTGGCTGGATTCCGACAGCCAATACTCCGGATCAAGCTGGTAACGCTGGTTCTTGGGATTATGGTCAGCTTCGTGATCAGGGTATCGCTACAAAAGCTGGTACAGGTTTCTGGAATCAGTTGCAAGATTTTGCGGGCCGTGGAGCTTTACGTTCAACAGAGTTTACAAAGTCTAAAAATATGCTGGGAAATAACCTTGCTCAGCAAAAATCAGATTTGGCTAAAGGCCGCACACAGTTTGGTGAGCAGCAGCAGGCTGATGCGCTGGCTTTCCAAGCTCAGCAGGAAAAGGACCGTGTGGCTGCTTTGGATCAAGCTAAGCAGGCTGCTTTGACTCGTCTATACAATCAGAACGCAGGGAGCGTGGGACTCTAATGGGATTTAGTGACTGGAACCCTATTTCACCAAATAATATTGCTCCTGTAGCTGTCAAAACAGCTGCTGCAATCAAAAAATTATCAACCCCTAGTAAAGTTGCTTCAGATGCGCATGCTAATCAGTGGGGATCTGGGGCAGGATATAACATCTCTGGAAATCAAGCTACTGCTATGAGTAAGGCAGCTGGAGATGCTTGGAAAGGAACTCCTGCGGCTACCCCAGCTTTGGCAGCTCCGTACAAATTAGATTTTACTGGCCCTGCATGGAAGACCCCTGCTCAGCTTGCTGCTGCTAGTGGGGTAATTACCCCTGCCCCTCAGGGAGGGGGAAGTGGGGGTGGGGGCCCCGCAGGCCCGTCAGCTTATGAGCTTCAGTCTCAGCAGGATCGTGCACGTCTCGCTGCCTTATTCGACGCATATAGTAAGCAAATAGGTGGGATGTCCACTGACATTAACGCCAACTACGATACCTCCCAGAACACTCTCGCTAATCTGTATCAGAACGCTACTCAGCAAAGTAACGCAGGATATGACGCTGCTCGGACAGCCTTGACTGCTCAAATGCAGGCTCTTGGTTTGTCGGGTGTCACCCCAGCTACGAATACGGATGCTCAGCTTGCATCAGCTGATCGCTACACGAACCTTGGGGCCCTCGCTGGCTCACAGAACGTAGCGGAGCGTCAGGCAGCTGTCGCTAATAACCAAGCACTTGTAAACGCTGTTGCCGGGGAGAAGAATCAGGGACTTCAGGGCTTCGACCGTACTGTTTCTGAGAATGTTCTTCGACAGGCGCAGGCTCAGGCACAAGCTCAGGCGGCTGCTCAGGCAGCTTCTGATCGTGCCGCAGCTGCTCAGGCTGAGCGTGACTGGCAGCACCAATATGCTTATGATAAGCCATTCTTAGCAGCTCAAGCAGCAGCTCAGACTGCCCGCACTCCTGTCGATGTTAGTGGGCTATACCAGCAATTCGTAACTGGTGGAATGAACTCTGATACAGCTTTGAAACTTGCCACGGAGCAAGCCAGATATATGGGCTAGTAGCCCAATAAACAGGTAGTATTGTTGCATGGCGCAACCGACTTTTTCAAAAGATTACCAAGCAGCTTTAGCTCGTAATAAAGTAGCTAGCCCGGTTGCGGCTTCAGCGGCTTCGTTTAAACCTACAATTCCTACGGGGGCTGCCGGGGGCGGTAATCAGGATTTCCTTAGCTGGGCTATGGACATAGCTTCACGCCCAATGCGGACTATCGCAAACGTACCTAATCAATTTTTTAATGAAATGAATAAGATTAGTACCGCTGCTAAGGCAGGTACTCCCTATGACGTAATGGGGGGCTTAGGTAACATGCTTACTGCGGGCCCTCGTGGATTTTTTTCCGCTAACCCAGCTGATCAGCCTATGGGAGCTGACCTTATTGAAAAGGGGACAGATGCTTTTGGACAAGCATTTAACCCTAACTATGTAAATACTCAAGATAACGTAAACCCAATTCTTAAGGGAGGATTAGGTTTTGGACTTGACGTTGGACTTGATCCACTTACTTACATTCCGGGCGGTATTGCGGTAGCCGGACTTCGTGGAGGTATTGCTGGAGTTAAGGGGGCTAAGGCTCTTACAGAAGCTGGAAAACTTGCACAGGGGGCCGGTAAAGTTGCTGCTTTCAGTAAGGGAATTATCGAAGGAGCTCCGGGCGTTTCTAAGCTTGGAGGTATCTCTAAGGCTATAAAGCCTGTAGGTATTAAGCAGTGGCAAGATCTTCGTAGTTACGAAAAGGCAACTAAAGCAGCATCTAAGGCAGTTGTTCCTGTCGATGCTCTTCTTGCTATGCATGCAGGTGAGTCAGCTACTACAGTTGCTAAGAAAATTAAAGCTGGCGAGTTTGGTGATGTTGTCTCTAAGAAAGGTGAAATTCTTAAACCTACGACAGCAGTGCCTAAGCTTAAGGAAGTTTTTAGTCAAACTCAAAGGCACCTTGATGGCGTTAATAACATTGATGCTATTAAAGCAGGTGCTCATGCAGAAGCGCAGGCAGCTAAGGCAGCTGTCCTGCTAGATAAACTAGCGCAGGAAGCACCCCTTCCGAAAGACCCGACAGCAGCTGAGTCAGTAGGTAAGGCAGCTGAGGCAGCTCAAAAGACTGTCCCTGTCGAGGCGACTACAGCTACTATGACTCCTAGTTTGACGGATCTTCTTGGTAATTTGGCTCCTCACGCTGACAAGATCAGTAAACAGCTTGCTAAGACAGAGCCGAAGGTTATTAAGACTGAAGGTGTTAAGCCTGCTCCTTTGGGTAAGCGTGAATTTACTGTGCAAGCTAAGGCAGCAGATCCAGCTGCTACAGCTGCGGATATTAAAATTGCTCACGAGCGTTATATTAAAGATTTTCAAGCAAGCCCAACGGGGATTGACCTTAATGGCAACGTTCTTCCAGCCCCTGCCAAAGCTGAAAAATGGGTTAAGCCCTCAGAGGCTCTTCAACATATCTTCTCTCAACCCACTACAGGTGAGGCCTTTACTAACGCTGTCGGGCCTAAAGCTGTCTCATACTTATCTACTCTTGCTAAGAGTGGGCAGGAAGACAACATCCGCACAGCGTCTCGTTTCATGCGGGATGTTATTAGTGGTAAGCAACCGATTGACAAAATTACTGAGTGGGCTACTACGCCAGAGCACCAGATGGCTCAGCGTATCTTTGAGCACTATCAGGTAGATATTCCGGGTACCAATATTCGTCGTCTTACTGGAGACACGATGATGGATAACCCCGCTACTTTGGACGATGCTATGGCGGCAGCTCAGGGCAAGACACTTGTCGATGAGCCTTGGCGAGCTGGCATGACTCAAGATCAGGTAGACGCAGCTATCAAGATTTTTGGGGAAGATACTCCTAAGATCATGGAGCTGACTGGATTTAACTGGACTACGAAACAAAAGAATGTAGCTCGTAACAGTGACATCGCGGGTAAGGGCCTAGCTAAATATACAGATGAAATTAATAGTGCTTGGCAAACAACTTATCTTGCTCGCGCTATCTCTCATTTCGCTAAACCTATTGACGCATTGAATAAAGAAGCTCGCCTTGAGAAGCGATGGGCAGACGTTATTGCTGGGGGCAAACGTGCTAAGAGTCTTTATGAAGATGCCCTTAATACTTTCAGTCTTGTAATGCACTTTATTGACACTAAGGGAGGCTCTGCATGGCTGGGATTTGGGGACCGTAAGGTACGCCTATACCTTGATCAAGCAGTAATGGCTTTGCGTGAGGCTGGCTATGCAGAGCGGGATACTCGTTACTTGATGAATATGATGGTGCTGAACGCAGACACTATGATTCCTCTTAGCAATATCGCTGAAGCTCTTGTTGAGAAGCAGTTGCCTTCCGGGCGTTCAATTAGCTCTATCCTCCGACAGGAAGCTGGTAAGGGCGAAAATGCAGCTAAGAATTTCCTCACTGATCCTAAGATGGACGGGATTTACGGGCATGTTCCGGGGGAGAAAAAGCCTATAGATATTCCTAGCTTTATGACTCCTATCGAAAACTTTAATGAGAAGACTGGGCGGATTAAGGGGTGGTATTTGAAGGCTGACCCAGCCAAGTTTGAACAAGCAGTTATTAAGCTGCTTGATAACTCGACTGCCGATATTGCCAAGATTATTGGGGATAATGAGGGGATGGCTATTGCTCGTAGAATTGCAGATGAAGCCAAACTTACCCCCACTGTTCGTACTACTATTCAGAAGGCTGCTGAGAGCGGGCCTGGGACAGCCGCAGGTATTCGCGCGATAGCTAATATTGGTGAAGAGGCAGGGCGTGTCGGTAAGCTACAGAAGGTTACTCCTGAAGCACAAGCTATTTCTACTAAGAACCTCGTAGATAGTATTCCTCCACAGGCTATTCATGAGGCACAGGCTATTGTCAAGCAGAAGAAAACTGTAGATAGGGTTAATAATCCCAAGCTGAAAGCAGCTGATCAAGCGGCTAAGGATGCTGAGGTATCAACTAAGAACTCTGTTGAAGATAGTGCCTACCATGCTCGCATGGGAGAGCAACTGGTCAATACGGCTAAGCGACAAGAAGACGGTTTTGATGCAGCTGGAAATATTGTTGATGCAATTGCTCACGATCTCGCTGTAAAGAACACGGGTATGCAGATGGGCATTGCTAGTAAACTTGATAACTTCTTTAATATTTCTCGTGGTGTCGAGGATGTTATTCAGCCATATAAACGTACAGAGATTGCCCTTACTAGCGGTATTGCTCGCTATGAGCAGGGGCTTGAATCTGTAATGAAAAAGCATGCAGGCTTTGTATCTAAGGGAAGTACGACAACTAAGGTAGAACAGGCTTTCCGAGATATGGCTATGGGCAAGCCAGCCGTAGAGGGTGATCAGGTTCGTAAGGATTTGGAGCCCTTCGTAAATCGAGTATTTGGTGTTGCTGGGGCTGAGGGCGAAACAAGTTTGTGGGCTATGGGCCACGCTTCTATTGATGATTTTGCTGCCTATGTGCAACGTGCTGGTCTTGAATTTCCATTTGAAATGGACATGGTTAAGAAGTGGGCTGACGAGCAGGGTGGTATTAGCATGCTTGAGGCAGCTATGCAGAAGTGGGGGTCGTGGGCTAAAGATATTCCAGACCCAATGGACTTCCTTACTAAGCTGCACTATGGGGCTGGCTTGATGATTGCTGATAAGCAAGCAGCTAACCTATTCCAAAAAATTGAGGGAGCTACTTCAAAGGTAGCTGCTGAGGGATTTAAAAAACTTCCCGACAACATGAGCCCCTTCCAGCACCCATTTCTTTCCCATATGCCCAAGGGCACCTATATGTCGGAAGAGCTTATCCAGCAAGTTATGAAGGTAGAAAAACTTGCTATGGAAGCTAAGGGATTTAAGGGAGACTTTGGCAAATTTATTAATGAAGTGTATACACCTATCATTGGTAACTGGAAGTTTGGTGTTACTGTTCTCCGTTTGGGCCACCACATTCGTAACTTCTTCAGTGACTCTTCAATTCAGATGTTTGAAGAGGGCCTTAAAAACTTTACTCGATCACATGTAGAGGCACAGCGCGGTCTTTACTTGATGAATAACTATGAAGGTCTTGACTGGGCTAAACAACTATCTACAGCAGGCGATCTGGAAATGCCTACAATGGGTAAGCATTTTACCGACAGTAAATGGGGAGAGCTTACTCACGGGACAATGGTAGAGGCTTACATGAAACACGGTGGCCCTGTCGTTTATCACCAGTCTCAAGATGTTATTGGTGACGTAAAAACTCCGGGACTTATCCAGAAACTTACTAATGCTATGGCTTTTCGCGGCACTAAAATTGCTAAAAAAGCTGGCGATTTGTCAGAATTCCAAAACAATACCAACCGTATGGCTCACTTCTATCAGTTTGTTTTGAACAATAAAGATAAAGGTATCTACAAAACGTGGGAAGATCTAGTAACTGCTGGAATGGAAAAGGTACGTCGATCCCATCCGGATGCTAGCATGCTAGCTACGGGAGAGCGTAAACTTCGCCTGCTATTCCCCTTCTATACGTGGTTCCGTTTGGCAGCTCCTGTTATTGCTGAAGGTATTCTGGCTCGTCCGGGGCGCTTCATGGCAATCCCTAAAGCTTCATACAACACGGCAGTTGCTATGGGTATTGACCCAGTATCACTAGCCGATCCTTTCCCGACAGACCAGTTGTTCCCCTCATTTCTGCGTGAGGGAATGACAGGCCCCCTTGTACAAATTAACCATAATTACTATGCAACTACATTAGGTATTCCTTACCTAGATATGGTTAACCAGTTTATTGCCAACCCGGGTAAGGGCATTGCAGGAATGATTTCACCTGTCATAAAGATTCCTATTGAGTTAGCAACGCAACAGCAACTTGGTAGCGGAGCTAAGATTAAAGATTTGTCGGATTATGTTGACTCCAACATTCCAGGACTTAACTATGTAGCCAACATTACTGGTACGTCAGTTACAGGTACCCCAGTTAGTTTGCTTAGCGGTAAAGGTATTGATCCGCAGTATGCAGTTACCGCTGGTAATAAGACTCCTTTTGATCAGTTTATTACTGCGACTAACTGGGTAACTGGTTTGGGTCTTCAGAATATGTCAAAGCAAAGCTACATCAATGCTGCTGAAATTGAGAAGCGTAATGCTGCTGCTGCTGCTCAATCCACACGAAGCCCCTACTAGAATAAAAGTATTATGACTGTCGAATCTTGGTGGGTAAGCCTTCTTCAATGGCTGATTAGCCCTCTTATTTTGCTTATTGTGGGTTGGTTTCTGAACCGTAAAATTCAGGAGACGAAGAAAGAGATTACTAACTCGCACCCGCAGCATTTACGTGATGATCTGGATGCCAAATTTAAGCTTGTCTTTGCGAAGCTAGATACGATTGCTTCAGAGCAAAAAGAATTCGATAGCAAGCTAAGTAAGCTAACTGAGAATGATGCTTTAATCTTTGATGAGCTAGCCCAGCACGAGGCTCGGCTCACTGGGCAGGCTGGGAAGCTTCGTCGCGTAGCTAACGGCAAATAACAAAAGCCCCGGGAGCTTGAGTCAGAGGCTATCCGGGGCGTTCACTTCTATCATATATAGAAGAAGGCCCCTGCGGAACCGATTACGCAGGGGCCACGCCAGTTAGGACGACCGACGTTCTAAGTATATAGGTTTTTATAGATCTTTCAATGCTGGAGGTTCTATAATGTTTTCTTTCACAAACCAATAAATGCCAATGTTAGACGCGTCTACTTGGTGACTGAGCTTGTGATTACTTGGCGGCTTCTCGCCTGAGTACATGGCTCCAAGCGTCTTGGCCTGTACATCGACAAGGGTGAACTCGGCTCCGCGAATGTAGGCGTAGTACTTGAGGGCTCCAATTACCTGCACTGCTTGAAAGCGGCTGCCTGTCTGCTGTGCTTGCTTACCTGCGCGTAGCCGATAGTCCTCCACAATAATTAGGGAGATATCTCGATGTACGCTAATGAACTCCATGAATTTATCGAAGTTATACTGACCACGTTCGGCTAGCTCTCCCGTCTCACTGAAAAGAGCCATGCCTGTGGTATCACCGGGGTCTACTACGAGGATCATTAGTTGAATTTATCGGTCGTGTAGAAGCCTTCACCCTTGAATGATACGCCTGTCGTTTGTGGGCGGCGCACCATAGGGCAAGGACAGTTTGAGCAAATGATCTTTGGATCATCTGAAATTGAGTGCTTTACTTCTTTAGTGCTGCCGCACTCTGGGCAGCCGTACAAATAAGCGGGCATTAGGGGGCTCCATCAATCCATACGCGGACACCGTGGATGCAAGGATCGCTGCCCTCTTCCCACTCGTCCTGCTCAACCTCGGTCTGAGGCAAGCCTTCGTGCGTGTCGCATACAACATCACTGACCCAGCCAGCCTCAATACCTTGTCTCAGCCATTCATAGAATTCGTCACTCATTCTTACCTCCTAGTATTTTCGCATCGACAGCAAAGCGCACATCGAAGTCTTTCGGTTCCACATCCTCCATGAGGGTCTGGATTTTCTCAAAGTAGTAGTCCACCTTGTCGGTTTTGATTTCCCACATGAGAGAGTCGTGTACCTGCAATAGCAGGCGACATTCAGGGTTGTCGATCTGGTCGAAGGCGCGTACCATGATGCGCTCTACGATGTCGGCAGCTCCGCCTTGAATGATTGAGTTAAGGGCCTTGTAGCTTTCGCTAGGGTACTGGAAGTGGCGGTAACGTCCTGACCAGATCTTGACCTTACCTAGTTGCGCTGCCCGCTCTGAGGCTACGTCCGACAGGGCTTTGAAGCGTGGGTATGTGTTGAAGTAGTTCTCGCGTAGGCGTTTGGCTTCGGGCTGGTCTACACCAAACGCTGCCATGATGCGCTTCTCACCTGCGCCATACTGCATCGAGTAGACAAGTGTCTTGGTATCCTGCCGGGTCATACCGAGCTGTGCGCTCATCTCATCGAAGATGTCTCGGCCTTCAGCGAAGACAGTCTTGAGAGACTCTTCGTTGGCGTAGGCTGTGCCAAGTCTGAGCTCCAGCTGCGAGTAGTCAAACTCGACAAGGGTATAGCCGGGCTTGGCGATGAAGCACTCCTTAACCTTGCCGTTCCACGGCTTGTCGGATGCCTTGGGGATCTGTTGCAGGTTGGGCTCAGCGCAACTCAGGCGGCCCGAGACAGTGCCGTGTGTCTTGTAGGAGCACCGCAGACGACCATCGCTGTCAACCAGCTCCAGATAGGGCTTGTACGAGGCGCTGATGGCCTTCTGCCAGCCTCGGAACTCTCGTATGAGTTTGGCTACCGGCGAGTCCATACGCTCCAACAGCTCCTCGTACTCTTCCATAGCAAACTTGTCGAAGCTAGGCTTGCCTGTCTTCTTCGATACTTTTAGCACTGGCAGTTTGAGCTGCTCAATAAGGAGTTCGTACATGTCCTTATTGCTGGCGGGGTTTACGCCCAGCTCTGCCTTGATCTCCTCAATGCGGGCATCACCAATTCGCACCATATTTGTAGCCAAATCTTGATCGATCATAATGCCACGACGACGCATGTGCATGAGCACACGGATAAGTTTCTGCTTCTGATCCCACACGTCCTCGGGGATAGCAGCCCACTCAGGATGCTTTATCAGTTGATCCCAAATACGCCACGTAGTTACAGCGTCAGCTACCGCATACTCGAACATGTCCTGCGGTGTCGTGTTGAGCCAGCCAGACTTCTTCTCCTTGGTAATCTGAGGAGTGTCGATTTTGCCCTGCTCATCCAGATAGCGTAGAGATAGCTGTGCCAGCGATTTCTGGATCGGATTGTTCTCATCCACCATATTCGCCACAGTCAGAATGTCCCAGAATGGATTGTCCGCCGTGTGGATGTCAATAGTCTCTAGCGCAAGCACATCGAACTGCACGTTAGCGAAGATGAGTGGGCGACCTTCCTGCTCTAGCACGTACTTGAGCTGAGCTGTCGTGCTCGGATCTACGTTCTGCCCGACAACATGATCGATGCCGTAGTAGTGAGATACGGGCCCGTCATCTAGCAAGGCGGCGATGGAGACACCAATACAACGGTCGTCTCCACCGACACAATTAAATCCGGTTGTCTCGGTATCGACTGCAATCGGAGTACTGCTGGCTTCGTATAAACGACGAAGTACCTCACGCCCTGCGGGTTCTTCATAGCTATCCAATGTCGAAGAAGTCACTGTCGTCCTTAATGAATTGCTGGTGGAGCTTCTGGAAGTCCATGCTAAATGTTAGGTTCTCATCACGGTGAATCTCGAACGGCTCAGGTGTCGGCCCGAGACGGTTCTTGACCATAGTAACAGCCACCACATTCTCTGTCGTAGCATGCAGGTTCATAACAAAGTCAGCATCGGTAGCAATATAGGTCGAGCCGTACACGTCCGACAGCTCTACTGACTTTTTCTGCGCATCGTTCGGCTTCTTACGGTTGTGGTGAATCACTAGCAGCGAGGTGTTGTACTTAGCTCGCACGTTTGCTAGGTAATGGATCAGGCTCTTCACTGCCTGCTCATCGGTCAACTCCTTCGAGCTAATCTTCTGCAACGAGTCAATAATCACAACGTCAGGCATGTACTCATCCATCAGGTTGCTAAGGAACTGCTGGCCTTCTGGCTGATCGAGAGGAATCGGAGTACCGAATGGAGCCACGAGGAAGTTGCGGTTTAGCATCTTCTTGTCGGCGTAGCTGTTGCTAATCAGCGATAGGAAGTGGTTCAGTGGCGGCTTGCCCATCTCCAAACTGAGCAGCAAAACCTTTTTGGCACCACCCAAATTGTTCCACTTGAGGAACGTCTCGTGGCCTAGGGCTAGCTGAGCTCCCATCTGAATGGCAAGCGTTGTCTTTCCTACGCCGGGGTGGGCAACGAGCAGGCCGAAGCCGCCGACAGCAAAGAGATCTTCGAGCATCCAGTTGATTTTGAATTCAGCATTAACGAACTCGTCAAAGCCCCACACCATCTTGGTTGCTTCAGCACCATCGACAGGTTTCTGCTGTTGTAGTAGCGATGACATGGCTAAGTCAGTGAGCGAGCCGGAGTAGCCGTGCTTCTGTCGGGCGCGGTTCACGAGCGGGATGAGGTAGCGTGTCTCACGATCGCGGCGATTGATGTACTTGCCCCAGCGATTGTCTACATCGATGAGCACTGCCATGATCTGTGCGTCAGACCAGCCTTGCTCTGCGCCATAGTAGGCCATGCGAGCCATGCCGGATGAGCGGTCAAAGATCTTGCTGCCTTGGTCATCGGTGGCGAGAGCCATCGTCTTGTCCATATTGAACAGGTCGAGCATCTCGGGTGTCCATTTGGCGAGTGTCTTTACGTCGTCAATAGATGGCAGCACCTCTTCGAGAATCTTGCTTGATACAAGTTCTTTGGCAGAGGTTATGTGCCCGAAGGAGCTGAGCGAGTAAGACCTCACTTGTCGTCTCCCTTGATAAGCGCGATAAGCAACAAAATCATATTGCTCGCGTTAGGGTTGCCGTGTCTACCAGCTTCGGTTTCTAGTAGCGCGATAATGCGTTCACGTTCCTGAGTCGCACCAAACTCTTTACAACGCAGGCACGGGTCTTTGATTGAACAGTCGTCGTGGTGTGTGTACGCGCTCATAGTTCCCACTCCTTAATAGCGACAGGGAGGTTACGCTTCCGATTGATCGTGTGGATAGGGCGCAGGATTTGGTCAGCGTCCCAACCCGATGTGTCAGCACTGAGTAGGTAGGCGATGGAACGGTTGCGGTCTTCCAGCATGGGGATGTCGGTTACGAATTCGTCCAAGCGCCAGTACACGTGTTCGTGACCGGGCAATGATGACTGTACACGAAGAGTTGGCTTAGGGATAGTTTTGCCATCCCACTCAGCAGGGGCGTTACCATCGAAGTCAACCCAGAGCACCCATGATCCGAGCACTGCATCCTTCTTAGGGCTGGCTGCTTTGAAGATGGCGGGGCTGTAGAAGACGTTGGCTTCAGTGGCAGCGTGACGGAGCACGTGGCGGATTACGCCAGCTCGCTGCTTAGGCCACTGGAACATGAAGCCCTGCCAGTCTTTCGGGCCGTACGGTGCGGGCTGCACTGGGAGGTACACGTAGCCTTCAGTGTCGCCCCATATGTAGTCGAAGAAGTCGCCTAGTTCGTCGGTTGCGATGTCGCTCATTGTTTGTCCTAACTGAGGGATGGATGCCCCGACACGGCTCTAAGATGTCGGGGCACCCAGCTTACTATGCGAAGGGGTTAGATACCGCGGTCGCAGGCTTGGCAGCGGCAGTCTTCGCAGCAGGCTTACCGAGGTTTGCCTTGAAGCTACGAATGTTCTGGTATTCCTTGCCGTTGTTTGCCTTGGTGGTGCGAAGCTCGAAGGTACCAGTGGCACCGATGAGGTCGTCCGCTCCGACAGTGTTCACATCGTTGGGGTCAACGCCGAGCGATACAAGACGCTGCTTGTAGAAGCCGAGGCGCTGAACTTCAGCTGAGGTGGGGGCTGCGGGATCAGCGGGCAAAGCAAACAGCTCGCTGAAGTCGCGTCCGGTGTCACCAAGCAGGTACTTGAAGACGATCCACTTCTTGTCGGGGTAGTTCTTTGACCCTTCCTGAAGGAAGACATCGCCAAGCGTCCACTCGTAGATGTCGTCCGCCGGTGCGCCGTAAGCCGGAGCTTCGACGTTGGACAGGTCAATGTTGAATTCTTCAATCAATCCAGCCATTTTATTTTTCTCCTTGTTTTCTTTTCTTATTCGGTGATAATGATGGGTTCATCATCAACATCTTCCGCGACAGGGATTCCATCGGTAGGAAGCTCGTCAGGCACGAGGTCGGTGACTTCGGGCGAGACAAGATCTTTAGCCATGTGATCGCCAGCTACCCAGCTAGCGACAGCGGCTACGAACTCGGGGTACTCAGCCTTGTATGCAAGGCCACCGATGCGGGACTTAGCTTCGATAAGAGCGGACGGCTGGCTCTGCACCTGTCGAGTGTAGATAACCTCACCTGCTCGCATGGAAGTCTCGGCAGTGCAGTAGGCAGTCAAGTGCATGAGCTTCTGAAGCTCGCCCAGCAACTTGTCCGGGAAGTCAGGCTTAGTGATCTTGACCTTGCGATGGTCGATCTTTTCCTTAGCGTGGGCTACGAGAATGACATGCAGGTTAGGTACCTCGTGCAACTGAATGACAGCCTTACGCACGAGCTCCTTCTGCGGGTAGTAGTCAGACCATTCAGCTACAACATCGGGGATCTCATCGTCTTTGGTACCGGTACGATCGCGCAGTACGCGGTCGAGTACGTCGTTAGCGATAGACGACAGCTCATCTACCACGATGACGTTCACACCTTTAAGGATGTCTGGGCGCTTCTTGTCCCGCAGCGCAGCCGCGAGGGCTGGCAAGTCGCCGTACTCCTCGAAGGGGATACGTACAACATTGTGCATAAGGGCTGGGATGTTCTCCAGCGATACCCAGCCGTCAGCCGAGTCAAGGTAAAGCACCTTGCCATTAGTTCCAGCGAGCTTGTGTGCTAAGCCCATTGCGAGCGTGGTCTTGCCAACTCCGGGAGGGCCGTACAGCATACCCATAAAGTTCTTGTCTACTGTTTGATGCTCAAGGTCAGCCATGCGACCGATGAGCATGTCGAGTTTAGTTGCCATCTTCTTTTACTTCCTCTGATACGGTGAATTCTTTTCGTTCACGGATTTTGTATTCTGTTTGGATCATTAGCTTAGTGTTGCCGCCCGACAGTTCCGTACGACAGATGTCGATGAATGAACATGATTGGCACACCATCTTATTTGCTACGCGGTAAGCGTGGGCGCTCTGGTCTTCCTCATCGAGCTGCTTGATGCCTTGGATCTCATTGGCTACAGCGATCTGTTCGATGAAGACTTGTTGTACACGGGCAGGCTCAGGCTTTACATCAAGCCACTGCACCATGCTGGCGAAGTCAGGCTCTTTGAGCTTGCGTGTACGGATCATGTTATATGCGCCGTGGTCAATCTTGTAACCAAGCGCTCGCAAAGCCCCGATGTACTTAGGGATCTGTGGCTGCATGATGCTGGCTTCGTACGTGTAAAAGTCATACACGAACTTGTGGTCAATGACTACTGTCTTACCTTCGGGCGAGCGGGCAATGATGTCTACAACGAATGGGTATTGAAGGTGGTTCTCTTCGTCGTATTCCAAGTTGAATGACTTCTCTACACCGAGAATTACCCAGCCTTCCTTAACGAGCGGCTCATTAGGGAAATAGATGTCAAGTAGCGTGTCGAAGATGTTGGCTCGGTTAGTGGGCACGTCTACTTCTTTGCGGAACTCAACAATCTTATTCTCAGCTACCTTCAATGCCTTAGGCCAGAATTTTAGCTGAGCTGAGTGGTCATCGCCAGCTGCGAGGATCTCTTTGTAGAAGGTTTCAAGGATTGCGTGACCCGCGACACCCATCGACAGGGCGGCTGACTCACGTACGCGCTGAAGGCTCATGGTGTAGCCGTAGTAGTGCTTACGGCGACAGAGCAGGTAGCTATCTACCTCGGAGTGGCTAACGCTAGGCATTGTCGTTTCCTTTGATTGTCAGGCTGTCGAGAATCTGGTGGAAGTCCTCAAAGCCGGGGATAGGGTACGTTACCTCTTCAACTTCGAGGTGCTGCTTGACGAGGCTGCGGAGTTCCGCAGCGATGTGCATAGCCTCGATTGTGTCCCAGTAGGCGCGGTGCTTACCCATATTCTCGTACGTGCTACTGACACCGAACGTCTTGAAGAATGTCTTCAGCGTGGTGACATCGAATACTCGGTGGCTGAGTACACGTGCGAGACGTGGCATGTGCTCACGAATGAAACCGAGATCGAAGTGGACGCTGAAGCCAGCGACCATGACGATATCATCTGAGTGCAGCTCTTCGATCTGCTTGAGGATCTGATCCTCGACATCTTCGACACGGTTGATACGTTCGTGCTTCCATGCATCTTCGTAGTCAGCGATCAGTCCGCTGTTGGTGTGCATGTCCCACACGTCAGGGTTCTGGGCGATTTCTGCCCACGCCTTAGCGGGTACCTCGACAAGGCGAGTGTACATATCACCGCCTGCCTTGATGTTGTTGGTAGTCAGCTGCCAAGCAACTTCGATGATGTGGTCTTCGGTCGGTTCGAGACCAGTAGTTTCAAGGTCAATCCAAAGTAACATTTCGGTTCTTCTTTCTTTTTATTTTGTCTTTTGATTTTAGGGGGGCGGAGCCGGGAATGGTTAGGGGCAGTCCCGGCTCCGCTATCGACATCGCTCTGACACGATGAGTTTAGCTTACCACATCTTTACGAGAACTCCAGTAGATTTCATTCTCTTCAATTTCTTGATCAGTTGCTTTTGTTTCCGAGTCGTGAGGTGCCCAGTCATGTTCTCCAATAGGTAGGAACGGTTTAGTACCATCCACCTTCCCATCCTCACGGGTAGGTCGCTTGCCGTAATACTTGTCGTTAGCTGCATGCCATCGGTGGTGGCAATACGCGCAAATACGATGGGCATTGCCCGGCTCATTGGCGAGAGTATTCTTATCCGGCCCGTGGTGGACATCTCCTTGAACGAGGTCATTGTCCCCGCCTTTCTTTGGTGAGAGTTTGTTGCTATTACATCCGATGATCGGTACGACACCGCCACCAGCGTTCTTGAGGCCAGCCCATTCGCAGACCATGCCTTCATAGATTGGGTACAACATTGCAGCTCGCTTGCGCCCTGTCGAGAGTACGTCAGCGATCTCGTCAGGCTGTGAAAGTGGGCGACCAATCTCTTTGACCCACGTCACTGAGTCTTCGCCATGCTTACCGTCAAAACAACAGCACTTGTATCCACTCTCGTCATCGACAGGGGCTAGGTCGTAGCACTCCTCGTGTAGGTCACAGATACATGCCCAGCATGAGTTGATTTCCATTAGAGGATCTCTCCGCTTTCAAGAGCGTCTTTCAGGCTTCCCATCATGTCTTCCTTCTCTTCAATCATCTCGTCAGTGAACTCACCGATGAGTTGTTCTTTACGATAAATCGTATTTGACATCCACGTGTCAATAGTTGCGGGAATCCGGTACACGTACACGTCGGTCTCTTCTAATTGTCCCATGCGAGCAGATCGAGCATACGCTTGGTCACGCTTGCCGGGGTTCCATTCCTCATCGAGAATATGTGTCTTGGTAATGCTGGTCAGGTTGAGTCCGACACCGCCGGTTTTGTAGTTACAGAGCAGCACGTCCCACTTTGGCTCTTCGCCCTTGGCGCGATAGAAGTTTGTTTTGATCTCAGCGCGTAAAGCTTCTGGCGTGTCACCATCGAGACGAACCACACGGATATTTTCTATTCGCATGCGGCGTTCCAGCTCGGCAAGGCCAGTCTTGAATTGCGAAAAGACAACCTGTCGGTGCCCGTCAGCGAGGTGAGTACGTACGTTGTCAAGCACGTAGTCCATCTTGACTGACTCTTGTACCTCGTCACCGACCGAGAAGATCACGTTGCCATCTTCATCTTTCATCTCGATGCCCCCGGCCCACACGTTTGCCTGTCGCTTACGTGTAACAAGCGCGATCAGGTGCATGACCGTCATGCGGGCACCTGAGTCGAGCATGATCGAAGCTGCCTTACTCAGCTGTGTAATGACTTTATATTGCTTGGCGTACTTTTCTTTGTCGAGATCGACAGCTACAACGTGCACGTGCTGGCTAGGGATAGTTACGCCAGCATCATCGTAGGTACGCGCTAAGAAACGTCCTTCGATCAGGGGTTTTAGGTTAGCTACTGCGCCCGGGCGAAACTCCCACTTGCCTGAAAGGTAGTTTTCTCGACAATAGGTGCTGAGGAATTGGTTCACTGACTTGAACAAGATCGGATCGCATAGGTGAAGCAAGGCATAGATATCTTCGGGACTATTTAGGATAGGGGTGCCTGTAGTAAATAGTGTGTGCTTAATGCTCTTTGTTTTGAGGTAATCGTCTAAAGGATTAGCAAAGTCTTGGTTGGGGCACTGATCCCCCAGCATCCAACCACAGCTAGCGCAAGGTTTGGCTGTCTTGCGAGCAAGTGGGTGGTCGTTTGCTTCATACAATCCCTTGATGAGACCGCCACAGCAGGGGCATGTGTTGTCTACGAACGCTAGTACTTTGATATTTTTGAAATTGCTTGACTGTGTGTTTTTGAGCGCGTGTGCCTCATCCACAATTAGTGTGTCTGCCTGCCAGCGCATGAGTTTGGCTAGTACTTCAGTATCTTTGCGCCATATTTCATAATTCACAATCGCCATGCCCTCGCTACGTGAGGTCAAAGCATCGAGCATGGCGTGTCGGGTCTTTGGTGTTTTCTTGTAGAGATTGACAATGTGGCGATGCGGGGCGAGGGTCATTGCTTCGCCAGCCCACTGATCGCAAATGTCGGCAGGCACTACAACGATGACGCGCTTAGCTTCGATGAGGTCAAGCCAGCCAATACTTTGCCACGTCTTACCTAGCCCGGGGACATCGCCAAGAATCCAACGCTTAGCGACAGCCCCAAACATAACGCCTTGCTTTTGGTGAGGTAGGATGCCGTCCCACCACACACGGCCTTGAGCCATAGCCTCGAACTTCTCACGCAGTTCGACAGCCCCAGTGCGTACCTCATCGGCTTGTGCACGTGATTGAGCGAGACGCTCTTCACGCTCTAATTCTTTGCGAGCATTTTCTATTTGGTTGCGAAGTTGCTGTGCCTTGAGATCGCTCTCAGCTAGCTCCTTGCGGATACGTTCAAGCTCGGCTTGCTTTTCCTCATTAGCCTGTCGTTCTAGCTCAAGCTGAATGAGTTGTTGCCGTGCGTCGTCAATGCTCATTAGTCGAAGTACTTATCCGTATCAGCTTCAAAGAAGTTCTTATGCTGGCAGTTGGGGCATGTCCACACGAAGGCAAGTGTGTACTGATCGCCCTGTAAGAAAGCATCGCGGAAGTCTGCTTCGAGCCCACACTTAAGGCCACTGCATGCAACAGAGATATCGGCGTAGGTTTCTACGTCTACCTCGTTCTCGGGGTTGTGGTAACTGCTCATCGGTTCAATCCAATCGTTATTCCAATAATGAATGTAAATAGTGCGGGTACTGAGATAGCAAGTCCTGTTGCTAGCCAGAATAGGTTTCTTTCAATGTGTTGCGTACGTTCCCATGCTTCGAGCAAGGGGGTGGGGTCTTGGTACCAGAAGTCATGGTCTGGTACTCGGATAGGTGTCGTTTCTAATTTCATTACATCCATTAGCTTACCTCCTCTGTGAGAATTTCGTACCAGTCAGGCATGTTCTTTACCTGCTCCAAGTCGTAGGCCAAAGCAGCCAAACTGCCAGCCAGCGAGCCGAGCTGTACCGCCATGTCGCCGGGGTCAGTGCTTGGTTCAATAGCTAACCCAGTGATCGACGCGCCAATCTTCTCGCGTTGCTTGTTCCAGATATCCACGAAGTTGCTCGATGCCTTAGTCGAGACAACATACTCAACCTCATTGTGCTTGCCCGGTACCCGCTTCGTGATGCTCATGCCCTCGGGCAAAGCCCACAGCACCGGGCGCGAGTCATCAATCACGACAGCCCCCGATTCCTGTAGCGCATGCCGTACAGCCTGTCGAGACTTGCCAATCACCTTAGATAGTTCCGTAACCGACATAGGCTCGCCAATCATGCGCATAGTATCGAGCACCGATGCTTGCAATCGCTTGCTAGTGAATACAGCCATTACTTTCTCCAATCTTTCATCGTGTAAGGGGGGAGCGAGTGAACGAAGTCCGCCACACGCTGAGGGATACTCTTGTAGATGTCGAAGAAGCTATCGCTATCTAGAAAAAAGTCACTATCGCATGAGTAGTCGCCCCCCAGCTCAGGCTCCCAGCCCAGCGTTAGGTCTACTACCTCGTCGTCAGTGAGATCGAGATGAGTTCCCTCAATCCACTGCCCACACTGCACGTGTCCATCAGTCGCGTATTCGAGCTGGTGAACTGAGATGCGCCACTGTGGGTCATTGCCATTATGCGTGCCGTAATCCCAAATGTTCAGGTCATATTGCGTTTCCATTAGTAACCACTCTCCTCAATCTCAACCAGAAACTCTTTCGCGTCAGCCAGCACGCTGGGGTTGCTAGTGCGTTTCACCAGAAACTCGACGGCCTCCGTGTTCTCACCGGTAGGCACCTCGATGTCCAGCGCGGTCTGAGCCATGCACAGAATCGTGTTTTCCAGCTCCAGAATGTACTCTTTCATTTTGTTGATTGACATTTTCTATTCGCCTCCATGGCTCTTGTTGTTTGTTTCTTGGACGTGGAAGAGTGCAGTGGCAAAGGCCTCAGCCCTGCCTGCATGGTAACGGGCAGACAAAGGTAACTTGTCTTCTGTCGCTCGTCGACGCAAGTCGTCGGATAGGTTCATCAAGTCTTCAAGCATGCGTTCTAACCGCTTAGTGCTAGTAACCGTGCTCCGATCAATGGGTAATTCCTGCTGTCCCGCACATAGGGGACAGAACGGGGTGCAATCAAAAGCCCCTTCGTGGTTAGGGCACTCTCTCATCGTGTCACCTCCGTGTAATCGGTAGGCGTAGCATCAGTCAGAAAGTAGCCAAGCCTGTCTGCCCAGTGCTCGCCCGATACTATGCGCGTGTACGTGCCTTCATCATCGACTACCGTCCACACTGTGAACTTGCTTGCATGCTCATGGATAAAGTTATTGTCGTCGCCGTTAGCGGAGTCAAAGAACGCGCCCCAGTATCCGGTATCTTTTGAGCGTGGATTCTGAATCGGCTCGAACTCTTCAAGCCACTGGTCTGTCGTTAACGTAATCATTAGTTGCCCTTCTTTGAGGTGAATTGTGGGTGAGCGATACCGCTCGCGTCCTGCTCTTCAGCTAGGCGTGTGTTAGCGTCGGCAATGGCTCGCCCTAGTGTGCGGTATGTTGCCTGATACCACGGGTACCCTGTAATCCGGTGGTATTCGGTGACTACCCATTTACTTTCGGCACGGGCTACCTCTATGTAGTAGTCACCGCCAACTTCAGCAGTGGCACGGGCTCGCTGGTCATTCACTTCGATGCGCTCCGGCTCGTCAATGTAATGACGGCAGGAGTCGCACGTCATGCCGTGAGCTTCGTCGCTCTCGAATACCGGCTGACCGAATATGCCCGCGTCGCCGTCTTCGGCGCACGCCTTGCAATATGCCGAGCCGTCCAGCGTGTAAGCCTTAATGTCCCAAGCTTTAGTGAATGTGTTCACGGTGTCGGTGTCCTGTTCTGTGTTAGTGGGTGCTTGCGTGATATCCGCAAAGAATGGTCGGTGTCGGGTTGCCGTCGTAAACGGCTACGGTGTCCGGGCTGTGGTTGGTGCCGGGATAAGCGCACGTGCTCATCGGATTGACCAGAGTTCGGCAAGTGCTTCGTCTAGTTCGTTGCAGAACTCGACGGGTAGGTCACGGTATACCGGCTCGCAGTACCAGGCCACGGCTACCTGCTGGCGGGCGGTGTCAATCCATACATTCGGACCACCCCAGCCGGTGAGCACTTTAGCTGAACGGTACTTACCGTCTGAGCCGACGCGGTACTCGATGTCTAGCGCGTCTTCTAGGTAGTCGTAGGCGGTTGCCTCTTCTTGCGTGTCTTCGTCAATGCCGAATACGTTGCCGTCTTCCGCGTAGGTGTACAGTTCACGGCTGATGGAGTCCGCCATCTTGGTTGCGTCTTCGTTGCTCATGGTGTCCTAACTTTCTGTGTCGGTTCTTCGGGTATCGGTTCCGAAGTCTTGGGGGCTACCTGCCCCACGTGAAAAGTCTAGCAGTAATGCAAGACAATATGTCAACAATATTGCAAAGAAATATGAAAAGTTTTTTTCGAGACAAACATAGGGCAATAAACGGTAATAACGACAATATGTTTATGCATTACTTTGACACCCTTAATTATTGCGAGTACCGTCCTAACAGAGGGCGGTGCTCGCAATAATATTGATATGAAATAACCCCCGGTGAATGAGCCGGGGTTATTTTTATGCCCACGCCCTCGCGCTCGCCCCCACGCCTAACGGCGGGGCTCGCTCACCGGGGCGTGTGCTCTGATCGTGGGAATTTTCGGAGCGGGCTCAAACTAGCCAGACTTGCCAAACTTGCCAGAATGTCCGGTAGTTCGGTTGCGAGAAAACTCGACAGACCTCGCGGACTTTTTCCGTACCACTAACCTGCCTGCAAATCGTATACGATTGCTGCTTCCTGATTGTCCACTTGTTTCCAGGCTCGCGGGCACCAAAAAGCCCCGGAGGGGGAACCGGGGCTAGTTGGCTAGGGGGCTAGGGGGCTAGCTCTCAAACTCTGCGATGATGTCTCCGTTCTCATCTACTACCTCGACATCTCCGCCGTAGACCTCCCATGCGGACTCTGCGACTAGCAAGGCGCGGTCCTTGTCCGTGAATGTCTTCGACTGGGTGCCTCGGGCGTTCGTCGCTGTAACTGTGTAGCTCATGGTTTCCCTAACTGTCTGCCCCTGTCGATTTAGGGGTTGCTATTAGCTTACCGTATATTGCGCAAGTCACCAAACGCGCCTCCTGATTGTCCACTTGTTTCCAGATCAATAAAGAAGAACGAGCGAAGCGAGTTCCGCGCTCGCGGACTAACGACAAAAGCCCCCTCGATGAGGGGGCTAGTGCCGGTTAGGGAGACAACTCTAGGGGGCTCCGGGGAGGCTACAGGCGTATAGGAATCCTGCAAGCCATAGGGCGGTGAGGGGGATATAGATGAGGACGATACGGCCTCGCTTAGTTAGTTTCATGATCCGAAACCCTTCAAGGATAGGGGGGAGGGCTTGCGCCCTCCCCGTTGGTTGTTAGTAGTTGCTCGGGCGGATTTCTGTGTAGACATCGTAGGTGTCTTCGGCTTCAGCGATGATTTCATCTTCGAAGTCGTTGTGGTCGATGCCTTCTTCGTCGTCGAAGATGGGGATGTCAACCTCGACGCTGTAGTTGTAGGTTCGGATAACCTCCCCCTCGATGGTGACGGTCTTCTTAGGTGCCGAGATGGTGCCCATGTCCTCAAGCGAGCGAAGGGTAGTCTTCACGTTCTCGGGGATGGTGTGCCCCCACTCAAGCATCACGCTCATGTAAGCGTTGGCGATGGTGGTGAGGTCTTCGATGGTGATTTTCTGGCTTTTGATAACCACGTCCCGGATAACAATTTCTGCTTCGGGCGTTGGCTTGACGCTTACCCGGTCGCTCTCGGTGAGGACGATGGGGGTTTCTTCGTGGTTCTCGAACATTTCTAGTCTCCCAACTAGGTAGGTGGTGCATTGTGTGGGCTAGGTAGCCCGACCCACCCCGGTCACAAGTACCGGGGCGAGCCGTGCCAACTAGATTAGGTAATCGTATTCTTGTTCAAGTCTTGCGATTTCCTCAGCGTCCCCGCTTTTGTAAATCGCTAGCACTCGGTCAAGTTCCTTTGCCTGCCTGTCCATGGTTCCCCATGAAAGTCGAAGGCTCCTGTTTAGTTCCCTGTTTTCCATACTGGTCAGTCTCCCAACTGTGTGTAGGTATGTCCGCCGAAGGGCTGTGTTCGCTGTGTAGTTATCAAGTTGCTATGTCTTCACATTAGCGTACCAAGAATCATCTTGTCCAGCCCAGCACACTCCCCCCCACTTGTTACCGGTGCTTTTGATCACATTTTCCCCTGAGCATGGTAAGCTAACCCCAATGGTCCGCTAATAAGGAGAATGATGACCGAGAAGAACCTGAACAAGCAGCAGTTTGAGAAGGAAGGCGTGGAGCCGATCAGCGACAAGTACAAGGTTGAGCCGCTTAAGGATGAGCGTTACAAGAAGCAGCCTGTTCAGAAGGCTACGGCTAGTAAGAAGGCTTTTGTGAATGATCAGATCATGGATGTGCCGGATGTGCCTGAGTATCCTCGTAGTTCTCAGTCTGAGAATTACCGGGTTGATGTGATTTCTGGCATGACTGGTTTGCCTATGGTGCACATTAAGCAGGTTGGCTGGGTAGGCCCGGCACCTTTGCAGGTGTTGGAGATTCGCCTTGATGAGCTAATCGAACTTTTGAGCAAGATCCGTAAGTAAGCTAATGGATCGGGAGGATGAATTGGTTAATGCTGCGTTTGCGGCGTTTCCGAAAGCTGGGCGGGTGACTGCCGGGCTTTTCCCTGACCCGTGGGTGCGTGTCACGATTGGGCAGGTTTCTGGTGAGGTGCATGTGCCGCGTCAGACACCGGATGATTTTTTTGTGGCTGAGGTACAGGCACAGTTGTTGAAGTTGAAGGAGCATTTAGATGGTTAACCCGTATGCGTTTTTGCGTAACCGGGCCGGGCTTAGTCAGCGCAAGTTTTGTGTGAAGCATGAGTTTGCGAAGCAGACGTTGGTGGCTATTGAGCAGGGCATGTACCCGGACCTTAGTGACCGTATGGTGGATGCGATTTACGCGGCTTGCCTTGCTGTCGACTTGGACCCGGCTGTCGAGTTGATGGACGAGTACGATACCCCGTATTTGTCGGCGGCATACAAGTCTTGGATTGCGTTGGAGCGGGCTAGTGTTGATCAGCGCATTTTGGATTACGTGCCGACGAAGGGTACGCCAGAGTTGAGCCCGGTGGCTTTGATGGTGCGGGATACGACAGGCACTGTGCAAGGTTTTTCGAAGAGTTTGAAACTACCACCAGCGACATTAATGCGATACATGCGGGGTGGGCAGTTGCAGATGCCGGTGAGTGTTGCGGAAGCATTGACGCAGGCCGGATACCACCACGTGAGGGATTTGCGTGATAAGCAGGAAGATTGGGTGGTGAAGTATGTTTAACGATTACGATTTCTTGGTTGGGTTGTCGCCGTTTACATTTGGTGCTTTCTTTATTGGGATAGCAATTTTTGTAATTATTGGATTGGTGACACGTGGTAAATAATTTTGTGGAACGTACCGGCGGGATTATGGTGCGAGATGCTAAGAAAGGTTTTCAACCTGTCGACACCCCTGTCGGGTACACGGACAGCCAGTTCCGTAACGCGGTTGCTGCGGCATACACGTTTTATCGACAGACTGGGAAACTTGCTGCCGTATCCGACCTTGCGAATGTGCATGGTGCGATCGACAGGAAAACATATTCCGGCATTTTGTTGACGGATGAGTTTAAGAAAGCTTTAAGCTACCGCGGGATTGAGTGGGATGAATCCGCTGGGCTTAGCCTTGAACAGCAAAGCGTACTATTAAAGCTGGCTGATTTCACTGATCGGCGGAGCCTTGGCGTGAAGTTGAAGGAGCTTGGCGTGCCGATGGCACGATACCAAGCATGGCTGAAGCACCCCTTGTTTCGAAAAGCAACGAACGACCAAGCGGAAGCCGTGTTGCAGGAAGCTGTCGCACCAGCCTTGACCGCATTGGCAGGTAAAGCTGCTGCTGGTGAAGACCGCGCAATCGACAAGGTGCTGGAAATTTCAGGACGCTGGAACCCGAACGCCCAATCCGTTGAAGATGCCCGTGTCGTTGTGATGACGCTGCTGGAAGCAATTATTAAACATGTCCCCGATGCTGATGTGCGCAAGGCTATAATGAGTGAAGTTAGCCTTGCAGCTGGTACCCTTGAGGCTTTGAATTCTTAGGAGTTATTTTGACTACCACTACTCGCCTGTCGCTTACTAAACCTGCCGGATCCGATCTGGTTAGTATTGCCACGTTAAACGCTAACTCAGACAAGATTGATGCCGCTATTGGGGCAACGCTTGTTACTTCGGGTACTCGCCCGGCTACCCCGTTCGATGGTCAGATCATTTACGAAACTGATACAGACCACACATACGCCTATCGTGCAGCTACTACGTCATGGAAAGCTGTTGATAAGGTTATTACTCCCTGTACGACTGTTAGTCGCCCATTCGCCCCCTATACCGGTCAAATGATTTATGAGTTTGACACAAACCTTACTTATGTATGGTTGGGAGCTTGGTATCCGGTAAGTAACGCAATTATCGCTACATCCACTACCCGTCCAACACCCTTGCTTGGGCAGGTTATTTACGAAACAGACACGCATAGTATGTATATTTCTACAACTAGCGGTTGGCGACCTGTCGGTAAAGTACCCGCTATTAGTGGTGTTGATCGTGACGCATTGTTCCCCTCCCCCGTATTGGGGGATCAGGTTCGTAGTAATTCTTACGGTTATGTGGAGCAGTATTACTCAACTTACGCATCGCCCAGTAATGAGGGGGGAGCTAATCCTGCTGGTTGGTATCCAGCTCCCGGAACTGAGATGGTAGCGTCGATTACCCGTAACTCCACTGCTGTTTCTGTTCCTAGTGGATCGACAATAACGCTTAAGTCTGGATTTGACGTAGCTCGTTTTCAGGGACTTATGACTGCTAGCGGAGGTACTGACCCAAACATTCAGGTACCTTTTGCTGGTTTTTATCGAGTATCTGCAAATATTTCGTGGCCCTCAGCAGCTGGTTCTACCTATCGTTACCTTTTTGTTAGCCGTAACCAAACTACGGATGCTACTCCCGCTGGGTCGAATATGGTTCTTGCCCATGTTATGCAACCTGCTGGAACTGCTGTGGTAATAAATACGGTTAGCCAGATTGTAAAACTTAACGCTAATGATGTTCTTCGCCTTGTTGTAAACCAAAACTCTGGTGGCTCACTTACAATTTCAGATAACTCGGGACCTTATGGATATAACAC